AGGCTCTTTACTGCTGAGTCCACAAGACCAACCAGCAGAGCAGAAATGCTTGAGACGACTCGAAAGAGTGGGAACCTCCGGAACCAAGGTCCAAACTTGGGAAAGGTCAGTACTAGGTCTTCCAATTAAACTAAATGAAAGAAGACGAATGAGTGAATTAAAACACCGTGTATGGGAAATTGTGTCTAAAGATGGGGATCTTGAGGCCGAGTTTAGCAAAGAATCTGTTGATGCTCAGAGGGAAGCTTTGAAATATTCCTTCATGCTTTGGATGAATTTTAATGATTTAAAGATGAACTTGCATAACAATTACCACGCAATTCTTGGAGCTGTTCAGGGATCCGAATACCCAGACCGTGAGATGGAGCTTTTAATTGGTGTCCATCCGGATAAAGAAGCTCTAACCGCATTTAGCAAAGGTGAAGACTACGAGCCATTTTTATGGAAGAAACTAGAACCCAAGATTAATGTGTAGGATATTTCGTATGACAAATGACAAAGACAAAGACAAAGAGTACGAAGCAATGCTTAGAACAATTAGATACAACAGACAAATGCAAAAGAAGCGTTTGTATGAACAAGCTAAGCGAGCTAGAAAAAATCAATCTGAAGAGAAATAAGGATCTTATGAAAAAATTAATTGCAATTGCAGGTGTGTCCCTGCTCATGGTTGGACTTACTGGATGTGCGGGTAAATTTGACACGTTTCAAAAAGCCTACGAAACATGTGGTTCCCCCGCTGGAATTAGAGTATCCGATGAAGGAAAATCCATCACCATTGATGGCTATGGAGAAGATGACTACTCTGGAGCAGACCTCTACGACACCGTTTGTGTCCTAGACGCAATCAAGACTCCTGAGTACGTGATCTCAAACATGGAAACTACAAACTCGTTGATGGGTCGCCAGAGTGCAACTTTTGACGGAATTGACATTTCATGGTCATACCACCCAGACAACGGCTTAGACATTGTCGTACATAAGAGTGACAACTAATAACTTAATCGGTCTAGCTGGATGGGCAAAGTCTGGCAAAGACACTATTGCTGATTATTTAGTTAGAGAGCATGGCTATAGAAGGGTCTCATTTGCTGATCCAATGAGGGAGGCTCTTCTTAGACTTGACCCACTTATCCCAATGATGACCGGTCACATGAGGCTATCTAGTGCTGTCAGACTTATGGGCTGGGAAGATCTTAAACGGGAGAGTCCTGAAGTACGGGAGCTTCTGCAGAGATTTGGAACAGAAGTTGGTCGTCAGATGTTTGATCAAGACTTCTGGGTAAAACTAGCCCTGTCTTCAATTCTTCCTGGAGAGAAGATTGTATTCTCCGATGTCAGGTACAAGAATGAAGCTGAGTCGATTAGAAAGCTTGGTGGAGTCATCTTTAAGGTTGTACGAGATGGAGTAGCTCCAGCTAATAACCATTCTTCTGAGCATGACCTGGCTGATTACGAGTTTGATGCTGTAGTGCACAATAACGGAACTATTGAAGATCTGTGGGGAGCCTTTAGGTCCCTAAGCAATTCCTGAAGTTTTTGCGTATAAACTTAGGATTAAGTTTATACAGGGCTAAAAAATAGGTCTGTACAAAAGTGATACATTATTATATAACTGGCTATTTGATGGGTTATAGTTGATATATGAACGTTGGATTAGTAATCCCTTGGAGACCCCAGCCTAGTCGCTTATACGCCTGTGAAGCGACGTTAGCCAAATACTCTGAGCTGCTGCCTGGAGTCCCTGTCTACTTTGGAGACACAGAAGATGAGATCTTTAATGTCTCGGGTGCTAGGAACAAAGGATGCCTAGACGCCATAGCTGATGGCTGCGACGTCCTTGTTATTTCTGATGCTGATATCTTTCTTGAGCGATATCCTTTGAATAAGTCAATTGAGAAGGCTGCCTCTACCCAGGTTGTAAGTATTCCCTACACGGATATTATGTTTCTAAGCCAGATTAATTCTGATGAACTTATAGCTGGTAGGGAGACAATTCACTCAATTAGGCAAAAAGCTAGGGTTATGCCTAACCAAGTTGGCGGAATCTTTATTATGAGCTCGTCGACGTTCGGGATCCTAAACGGGTGGGACGAACGATTTGTAGGATGGGGGTTTGAGGACATGGCTTTGCAGGAGGCTCACAAAGCTATTTTTGGGGTTGACTTCCACAGATCTTATGGAGTGGCTGCTTCTCTATTCCACGAGGATCGGGATAAGACTAACCTAGATGACAACGCTGATAGGTTTAAGGGCTATAAAGAGCTGAACTTATCTAAAGAGCAGATGATTGAGCATGTAAAGGAAAACCGCAGATAATGGAAAATGTATGGCTTCAGCCGGTAGTTGATAACTATAGAAAGTTCTTTGGAGATAAAGACGCCAAAGTTGTTATTGACATTGGAACCAGGGATGGCGATGACGCTGAGTTTCTCCGTGAAAAGTTGTCCGCGGAGAAGGTTCTAGCTATAGACGCTAATCCCATAGCAGTTGAGAAGACTGCTGAGAAGTATCCCTCTTTTAGAGTTCTTCATTCTGCCATTTCAGATACGTCTGGAAAGCTAGTTAGGTTCTACCAAGTAAATAGTGGAGATAAAAACCTTGACGGCTGCTCTTCGATCTTTGCTGACAAGATTATACGAGAGCAGATCTTTGAGGACAAATACACTATCATCGACGTCCCTATTGAGAGAATGGACGCTGTGTTAGAGAACTTCAATCTATTGGACAAGTTGATCGACGTCGTTAAGGTGGATATTGAAGGGTTTACGTACCAGTGTGTTATTGGGTTTGGGCTGCAGGTCAAAAACGTAAAGATATTTCATTTAGAGACTGAAAAAGCTGCTACGCATACTGAACATAAAGGTAATGTCGAAGTTGCTAAACTTATGCGTAAATTGGGCTTTGTCCTAGTAGACTTGTCTTACGAGTGGGGCCCTGGAATCCAAGACCAGGTTTGGATCAATAGGGCACTGGCTGACGCCGACGTCCTTAAGGATTTTTCAGAACTTCGAGAGAAATAAATTGACAAAAAGATTGCAAGTCAATAGACTTTATAGACGGAGACGATAACCTATATATTTATGAGGAGAAAGACGATGACTGACAAGATAATACACATTAAAAGATCTCACGTAGTTGGAATTGTAATTGCAGCAGTTGTATTTATGATCACCTGCTTCTATGGATTTCTGATGCTAAAAGAAGATCAGAAAAAAGATAACTGTTGGGACAACTACACAACCGAACAAGAAGCTATTTTAAATTGTGAGGGCGTAAATGAATAAAGATCTAAAGCTTCTACTTATATCTTTAGGACTATTGACTGGTTTAATTGTCTACATCTATGTCTCTGGTCACTACAAGTGCGAAACTATCAAATATCAAAATATGAGTGGGACCCACTCGGAAAGTGTATGTAAATGGCTAAAGTAAATAGAAACGCTTTTGTTTCTCTAACGTTCTGGTTTGTGTATCACCAGATCATTGCAACAATTATTTCTTTTGGAACTGGGGTTAACTGGTGGATTTTACAACCGTTTGTTGTTGTACTATCTTTGCTTATGATGAGCTTGACTGCTGGTAGTCAAACTAAGGATCGATAATGGCTTTGAGAGAATTAACCGTTGAAGACTACGACTCAGTCGTAGGCAGTGCTGGCATTGTTCTTGTGGATTTCTGGGCAGCTTGGTGTGGCCCATGCAAGATGATGCTTCCCGTTTTAGAAAAGTTAGCAGAAGAGAACGTAGACGTTCTTAGTGTTGTAAAGGTGAATGCAGATGATCAACCCAATTTGGTTAGCCGTTTTAATGTTTTTTCTATCCCTACTATATTGGTATACGTCAATGGTGAAGTGGTAAAGACTATTGTAGGAGCTAAACCCCTTCCAGGTCTTTTACAAGACATCGATCCTTTTCTAAACGATGCTAGAAATTCGTTGTAGAATTTAAGTGTATCGAGGGCTTTATTCCTTTCGACTCGGTACCTTAAAGGACAACAAGCTTGTCCCGAGGCCCCCCGGTTTGTGGTGTTTTACCGGGGGGTCTCCCCTTTAAAAAGATATCCCCCCTGACATTAAATGCGGGGGGATTCTTTATATTGGCTGATCTTATTTTGCGCCTAGCAATTATTACTTATATGGTTTATTTATATGCGCTTTTATAGCCAATAATTCTTTATGCCTTTTTGGTTGGCACAACTTTCTTGACAACTGCTGCTGCTTTAGCAACAACACCTTTCTTAGGTGCTCCATCAAGTACTGCAAACAAGTCGCGGAGATCTTCCAGACCTGCAGTGATAAGGTTCTTCTTAACACCATAGGTAACGTGGAGGTGATTTCCGGTACTTGCGGTTCCGGTTGTTCCAACAAGACCAACGATGGTCTTACCAGCTTCAACCTTGTCGCCCTGCTTTAGGGTTGATGGAACCTGGAAGTGTGCGTACAAGATGAAATGGCCGTCGTAAGTAGACTGAATTAGGTAGTTACCTAAAACCTTAGTCTCGCCAACTTCCATAACGGTTCCACCAGTAATAGCTTTGATCTTGCTACCACCAGGGACTGACCAGTCAACGCCACGGTGTGGGTTGGTTCTGTAGGAGGCAAAGTTCTTAAACTCGTCTCCACGCTTTGCCTTTGGAAAAGGCTCTACATAAATTGCTTCAGGCATTTATTTTCCTTAATTAGTTAGTTATTTTTCTTCTGTGATAGGTCCGCCAACAACCCACGCAGAACAGGTTCTAGAAGCGGCACATTTGAAATCAAATGCTTCGCAATAACCTAGTTCTGCTGTGTCAATAGCATCCCATGCGTTTTGCTGACCAGAATCGCCAGCAGAAATTCCGCCTTCGATACAGTCCAACATCTCTGGTGTACGAATAAACATTACGCAGTTTCCGCACACACTCTTTTTTGCTTCTGTAACATCTACAGACCAACGTTTTGCTTTCTCGGCCCAGAACTCTTCGTTAGGTTCTTTAGGGTTGAGTGGGCCATAACCGGCTGTTTCAATTGCTTTCTCGCGGTTCTGTAGATTGATCGCGATATCCTGAGTTGCTGGTGGACATGAGTCATCATTTAACGCAGCTACAAGAGAAGCAAGTAGTGGATTCAAAGTTGCAGCTTCAGAATGTCTTGGGTGCATCTTTGGAAGTAGATCGTTGTCAGTGGTGTACTTAGGGTTGTTAGGTTTACCGGACTTTACAAGTTTCAAGAATGCGTTGACGCGAGCCATGGCCCATGAGTTTCGGTTCTGGTCTGGTCGGTGGGAAGAAGAGAAAGCACCAGCTCCGCGACGATAAACAGCCTTAAGTTTTCCTAGGGTGACTTTACGACCGTTTGGAGCTTTCTCGTTGTGGTCAGAAACTTTCTTTTCTAGGGCTTTGATAATTGAGTCAGTAAACTCTACGCCTTTTCCTGTGGCAGCTGAGCCCTTCTTGTTTTTGTCAGAACCTTTAATCTGATCTTTCTTAGGGGCTGGTTTAGACCCGGCTGTTGAAAGTAGGGCGGCTGCTTCGTCTGCTGGTACGCAGTTTGGTACCATCTTGCCATCTTTTTCTTTCATACCAACTTGCTTGTAACCTTCCCAGCAAGGGCCATCATTAGCAAGTTCCAGGTCTTCTGGTTTGATTGAAACTAATGATGCTCTAACAGGAGAATCTGATGGGTAGTAAACCTCAGCTGAAATCTGCTTGTTTCCACGAAGCATATTTGATACTGCTCTGTGGTGGCCGTCAACGATCTTCATGCCAGCAGGTGACGCCCAGACCTTAATTGGTTTGTTGGACATTGCTACTTCTTTAGCTCGTTTTAAGTTGACGGTACGTTGAGTTGGAATCAGGTTGCTTATGTAAAGATCTTGAACCGTATCTGGGTCGTTTAAAGACGTAATTGTCTTGATGTAGTCATCTAGTTGACTAGGTGGTTTAGAGAAGTATTCGTTGGTAGAGACGTCAGTGTCTACACCAGCTGGAGCTTTTGACGGGTCAACTGCGCCATCAGGAAGAACCGCAAACCTGCAGTATCCTTCCGGATGGACTTCGAACGCAATGATCGCACACTCCGTGCCACCTTTGTATAAGACGCAGTTGCCACACTTGACACCCATTGGAGCGTAGGGGTTATCCTCAGGGCCGTGATAATCAGCCCAGATACCTGTTTCATCCTCGTTGAACTTGCCATATTTGTTAGCAATCTCAACCAGGGCGGCAGCCAGGTCCTGCTCTTCGGGTACTAAGTTTCCAGTCATGGGTTAATTTTACCGCCCTATGACTTTAGTGATTCTAGCTTTTCTCTAGCATACCTAGATCTATAGCTTGAAATGAAGCCTCGTTGGTATGCTCGGCAGACGTCCATATTGTAAATACGAGGTCTACCTTGAATATAAAGACGCCAGCTTTGAAGTGCCAACTCTATCATTTCTTTGTGAGTAGGCTCAAAGTAATATTTAAGATATTTAAACATTACTCGTCGTCTTTTTCACGACGAATAGGGAATGTCAGTATCCAGATTAGAAGTGTAATTCCGATCAATTTACCAACGATTTCTCTTGCAGAACCTTCTAGAAGCACCCAACCAAGAGCTAGACCTAGTAGAGTCCAAGCTTGGTCGAGTAGGTCCTTGAATAGTTCGCCGAGGAACTTAGTTACCTTCTTCATTATTTATCCTCTTTCTTGCCAGCGAAGTACCCACCAATGATTCCAATGAGCCCAACGAGTGCGTTTTGTACCAGAGCGATTGCTTCTGGGTTTGTTGCTACTGCTTCACCAGTTACCTGCTGGGCAGTTAGCATTGCTACATATTCACCAATTACAACTATGCCGATAAAGACAAGTATGCCTAGGGTGATGATTAACATGAGTTTGTCTCTCATTATTCTTTTTCTTTCTTCTTAGTTGGGATTACTTCGTCTGTGTCTTTTAGTTTGGTGGTCTGGCGGAAAGCAGCGTTGATTTCATCTTTGGTTAGCTTTCCATCTTCTAGGAATGCCAATGAAAGAAGTTCAACGACCTTAGCGACAGCCATGATTCCACCCATGATTGCGCTAAACCAGATGGGAATCTCAACGCCGCTGACGGATCCTGCTACAGAACCGGCACCGATAACTCCTAGTGCAGAGGCTACAAACGTAGCAAGTACACGAAGAATCACATTTCCGAATAGTTTCATTGTTATTTTCTCCTATATGTTGCGCCCGAAGCGGCAGTTGCCATGGCAGCTGTCTGGGCTATCTGTCCGACAACAAGTGTCGTTACAACTAATGTCTGAGCTTTCTTACGCTTCTCTGGTGCAATGTCAGCACCAACGTTGCCAACAATGTTGAATACTGCAATTACTGCGGCGGCTGCCTGTCCAACACCCGGAATATCTGCAAGGGCTGGGTCTATAACAATGTCGTCTTGCTCGGCTGCTAAGTAAAGAGCGTCAAGAGCCTGTTCATACTCTGGGCTACCTTCTTCGGCTGTCTCGAAGGTTTCTAGGGCTGCTTCTACAAGTTGGGTAGCCTGTTCTGGAGTTAGCTCTGTAGGATCAACTTTGTCGAGGTCGACATCCATGAGATCTTCGATAACCGCTGGAATCTCTGCAGAACCTTCAGGTTCAGGTTCAGGTTCAGGTTCAGGTTCAGGGGTGGGAGCTGGTTTGTTGATGAGATCCTGAACTTCTAACAGAGACGTAGAGATTGTTGGATCGACTAATGCGTCTTCGTTTGAAGTTGTAGCTTCTTTTTTTGCAGCTTCTACTAAGCTTTCTGCTTCTGTTTTTGATGCAGTGGCAGATTGTGTTTGGGTATTAGCTGCTTGATACTCTGCAGCTGCTGCATCCTCTGAAACTTTTGATGAAGCTTCGTTTGATGTTGCTTCTAATAAGCTTAGCGAGCTAGCTTCGTATGCCTGTGTTGCTGTTGCTTTGGCTGCATCTTTTGCCTGAAGATCTGACTGAGCTTCGTTGAAAGATGAGTCAGCATTCTGCTTAGCTGTGACGGCTGCGTCGTATGCTGCTTGTGCTTCTTGGAGTGCCGGAAGTAGTGCCGGGTTATGGATCAGTGGTGCTGTTGGAGCTACTTGGTAAGTGATGGTTCCTGTGACGTGCTTGTACCAACCGCCGCAAGGGTCGCCCCAGACTCCGTTGCTGGCAGCAATGGTTACTTGGGTTTTGCCTTGGACATTG